CTCCAGTGACTTTATCTATCCGCATACTCGGATTAGAATCATCATGCTCTGGATTTAGACAATGTACGAGGTAATCATTACCCTTAGGGATATATTTAATACCCCTTTGGTCTAAAATATCATCAATCATATTATACCGTTAGAGCGTCTAAAACTTGTTCTGCCTCATAGAGGACAGCTCTTTGATCATCATCTAAAATTAACTCATAGATTCTTAACTTAGTCGCATAGAAATCTATGTCTTTTAGATCGACAGTGTGTAGACTTTCTATTAGATGTTGACAATATTCATGTGCTCTATTGTCTTGGGTTTCTTTTGTTATCATAGGTTGTATTCTCATTCTTGATATATTATACTAAATTTCAATATGAGAGTCAAGAAATATTTTTATATGTCATCTATTTCTTCCCCAGTTTTTGATGCTGCATCCTCTTGTTCTTGAGGAGTCAAGGCAGATTCTGGGCCTATCTTTAAACTGTCCCAATTTATGACAGAAGTAAAAGACTCCATAGAAGCATTTCTCATTTTCTGACAGTTAAATGAAATTACACCATCATCATGTCCATATGTTTCTATAGAATATGCGGCATCCGCAGCGTCTAAAATTCCCTTTGCAAATCTAGCTTCTCCAGTAGCGTCAATTTGATACGGGGCTACAATCGGAGTTTCATACTCTTGCGCCATAGATTTCAAAGACTTACTTACTTCTATCTGTTCTGTCCAGTCATATTGGCCTCCACGAGATGGGACACTAGAGCGTTTTACTTGATTTATATAGTCTACAATAACTATACCGACATTTAGACTTTTTACTTTCTTATCCATATCGGCTTTTATCTTACCAATAGTAAGACTAGGCTCATAAATAACATCTAGCTGAGTCGGGAGAAGCTCGCTCTCTGTTACTGCGGAATGGAATTTATCAAAGTTTCTATGGTCTTTATACTCTTTCAAACGCTCCTGTCCATTGCTGAAGCGGTTTGCCCACCATCCAGCAACTGCTTCCCACTCTTTAATATTAAGATTTTTAGTTCTTAAACGAGCGAGAGGCACATTAGTAGCAATACTACAACATCGCTGTAAGATAGATCTAGTGTCCATTTCTATAGTGAAATAGAGGGCAGACTTACCTGATTCAACAACGCTATTTGCTATATTAGAGCAAGTAACAGATTTACCCCCACCGCGTCTGCCTCCAATAAGTATCAAGTCTCTGGGAGAGAATTGCATAACATTATCGTAGTCTGCGTTTAATCCTAAGGATACATACTTGTCAAGCTCTTCGTCTGGCTCAAACAAGGGAATATATTGCATACTTTCCTCTGGATGTTTAAGCTCTACCTTGTCCTCTATGCGGAGAACAATTTCGTGAAGATGTGAGAGTGTTTCTTCTGCATTTTCAAATGCAACACTATTGTCTACATACTTCTCAAGTTCATTTAGTACTTCTTTTTGTGTGTACTCATTCTTTAAGTATTGAAGAAGCATCTCAGCTTCCGCTTCGACTTCAACACTGTTTACAGCAAATAATTTTTCTTTAGTACTGCCGTCACGAATTGCGTACTTGAGGTCATCGAACTTGGGGAGTTTGTGATATTCGTCACAGTGTTTATTGATTACACTGTATAAGGTATGATATTCGGTGGGTAGATAATGCTTTCGTAAGATGCTCCAGGTTTCAAAATCCTGTGCGTCAAGAATCTGCTTTAATAAAGCACTAGCAATATTCAACTACGTTCCCCCGAACAAAAAAATAAGTGCCGAGGCGAACCCCAGCACTTATCATTCAACTAATTAACTAGCAGCAGTAGCCTTCTCTCTTCGAGATGCACCGTCGTAGTCAGAAGCAGAAATGCCACGTCGAGTAAGCATAGTTTTTACTCCTCGTACCGTTTTACCGATTTCGGTAGCAATTTCTTCAACAGTCATTGATTGAACATCAGCAAGTTCTGCTAATGGATCAACTCGTGTGCCAGACTTAGTTGTTTCCTGGCGGGGAATCGCAGCAATAGTTCCTGCACGAAGGAGGCTAAGAGCCTTACCACGAACAGAGTTTACTGAGCGACCAAGGGCTTCTGCGATTGCTTCAACAAAAGCGCCTTCATTTACTAGCTTAACAAACTTAGCTTCTTCAGCGTCAGAATAGGTCTTAACAGTTTCCGGCTTGGGAGTCGGCTTGATATGACCAGTCAATTCCATAGACAAGATCTTGCCTTGGATTTGCTTTGCTGTGAATTTGCCATCGGCAAAGTTTTCAGCTACTTCTGCGTAAGTATACTGACCGCTATTGTCGCTTACAAACGACTCTAGAATGTCTTCTTGTACGTCAGAAAATGCTTTGCTAGAATTTGTAGAAGCGAGTTCTACATCATAACCCATTTTACGCAATTTACTAGAAACTGAACGGGTTGAGGTTTCAAGGTTAGCAGCAGCGTCAGCTACTGTAGCTTGAGATACAGGAGTCTCGTCTCCTACAAACGTTTCGAGTGCACTGGTGCGCTCGTCATTCCACTTAGGAACTGCCATGTTTTTCTCCAATATAATCTTTAAGATTAGTGACAATTTGTATGCCTTTCTCTAAGGCTTTTAAGGTTTTTGCAGTTTCTACTCCAGTCTCATTGACTAGAATAGTTACATCTTTTGTTACAGAGCTTTTGACTTCGTAACCTAGACTTTCTAGTTCTGCGGTAGCTTCTGCTTTAGTTTTATAACTAGAGAGAGATCCCGATAGACATATCACTCCTGAGGTAGAGTTTACACTCTTATGCTCGAATAGCATATCATGGGGAAGATACTGTCTGTATTCTACAAAGTCTGTTTCTAACCAAGCCATTAGATTATCGGTCGTTATTTGCCCGAGTCCCGCCCTTTTGCAAGATTCTATAGTTATATCATAGATACTTCTACAGACAGCTGAAAGTTTTTCTGCTGCGACTTTTCCCACTAAAGGGATGCTAAAGGCGGGTAGCAGTAAGTTCGCAGGGGCTTTGGTTGAATTTTCAATCTCGCTAAGTAGTTTACTACCTAGCTTTTCCGAATTAAGGGCTAAAGAAGCACTAACTTCATCTAAGTAATATAGTTCGACTATACTACTTAAACCTAATTTTTCTATAGACCTCGGACCAAGTCCTTTGATGTATAGTGTTTTAGCAAAGTGCTGAATTTTTTTAGCTGATTTGGTGGAGCAATCATTATTCTTGCAGAATAATAAATCATTTACCCACTCAAGTATAGAATTGCACGAAGGGCAGTTACTAGGCACTTGAATTTTTTCCACTGATTTAATCCTTTTTGATTGAAGTGTATATTATACTAAAGTTTTGAGATAAAAGTCAAGAATTATTTTTTTAAAGGTTGTTAACCCCATTGATTTGCCATAGCATAAGCTATTCCTTCGTAGGTTAATGACCTGTCTTTACCTCGGGTTTTACTAGGTCCTAACTTGTTTTGTCCACTATCAGTTTGGTTCGACCACCTTCGGTATATTTTTCCGTTCTTTACTACTTTTCTACCTTCAATTAGTTCTGTTGGTTTTAGTGGTTTAAGTCCTTTAAGCCATAGACCAGTTTTCTTACTTGCATCTTCTCCAAAGTGATATGGCTGTATATACTGAGGTTTAGGCATAAAGTCTAGCCTGGTGTTTATGCAACCTACTGGGTTTTCGATGCAAATTTTTGGAATACCACATTGCCACAGCTCTGTTATAAACTTTAATGCTTCTTCTGTTTTCTCAGCGCGGCCTTCAATTCGTTTATTCCAATGTAGCCCACTAGAACATAGATAAGTACACTCAGGATGGGCTATCATCATATCCCAATTACCTTTATGGAGTATATCTCTTACATCACCTAAATAGTGGCTTCCAGGTGTCTCTGTAGGTAAAAGATCACAACTAGTAACTTCATGTCCTTTCGCTGTAAAAGCATCTCTAACTCTTCCACTATACTCACAAGCTATTAATATTTTCATTAGCACTCCGAATCAAAGTCTTGCCATTCATCATATTCGCTTGGTTCGTGCTCATCTTCATCTCTATCTTGGAAAAATTGTGCCGCTGATAATTCTCTTACTCGTCGTACTATTCGAGGTATGATTTCTCCTGATCTGATTACTTCAACCTCGCATCCGATTTCTAAATCTAACTCGTCTATAATACTTATATTATGTAGAGTTGCTCTACTTACTATAGCATCTCCTATCTGTACTGGCTCTAGGATAGCTACT